CAGGAATACACAGGGCATGTGAGCGTAGGTAGTACTTTACGCATCACTTCCGTCTGACCACCCGCATCCTCGCTATCAAAGAACCGTGACGCTGGGTCCATCATAAAGACTCGATCCGGCTTGACCACGGCACACATGGAATTAATCGCCCAAACCTCGTCGTACTCTTCGCTGTGCGTGATCGACAGGTGATAGTCCAACTGGCTATGGCCTAACCCTAAAAGCGCCACACGCCCCAGTTCTTCAGCCATTAGGCTCGCATGCTCCTCACTGCGCCACTGCGATAACTGTCCGTGGTGCTATAACCTTCACCTAGCATCTTCAATTGACCTACCGCTTCCTGATAGCGGCTTTCATACACTTGCAGCAGATCCGCTTCGCCTTTCAGGAACGTGTAGGACTCGACCAGCGAGGCATACAGCAATGCCGATACTGCGTTGGTTCCAAGCCAACTGGTGCCGCTACTAGCAGCCGTGATCGACTCCGGCTTATAAAAATAATGCAGCTCTGCGGTATAGCCGCTGCCGGGCGTCGGACCGAGAATAAACGAGGTCTCATCAAACAAGGCGTAATACTTAGGCACCCCGGTTGTTGCCGCCACCGGGTAGGCTTCTCGAATAAAGTTCACGTCTTTGAAAATGAGGTATTCGTAGCCGCTGTTGTTGAGCGCCAAGGAATAAGGGGAAAGAAAATCGGAGGGGGTTGCCAGATACGAATTACCCGATGTCATGGTGCCCGTCGTATTTTTACGAAAATCAGGCAGTTGCACCGACTTCAAGATACGATCTTCAGCTTGGCTGATAATGGTGCCGAGATCGTTTACAAACGTAGTTTCAGTCGTCTCCAGGTAATCCTGAATCGCTGACTTTAATGTGGTGTAAGTCCAAGCCATACTCTATTCCTGTAATATCGATTGGATTTCTGGCGAACCTGATCCAAGCGCCGCCAACACCTCAACCACCTCGTCTTTCTCTTCCTCAAGCCTTACCCATTCGCTTGCGCCACGAGTCGCCTTCTGCTGTCTGTTAAGCACCCACCACTTACGGGTCAACGACTCAATCTTGTTCTCTTCATGACTCATGCTTATAAAAGCTTGCCTACGTCATCCGCAAACTTATGAATGGTAGCCACCGTCTTGGTGATCACCGGGGGTGACTTATGTGCGATGCCTAGCGTAATGCCTTCAGTAAAACCTTTAGAAAATGCCTTATCTTCTGCCGTAGGCTTGTCTAAATCCTCTACCGTCTTGGGGTTAATCACGATAGACGCGCCAAAATCTATGTGAGGAATCACCCCAGAGGCCGCAAATTTCATATGAATGTCGCCGTCTTTGTCGTACCAGACACCAACATCAACGCTTGCACCAGCCCCAACACCAACGGTTGGACCCGCCCATAAGGTGGCCGCATTGCCGTCTGGATTCATGTAATGCCACTTCATGACATCGGAAACTGAAACGCCGATATGGGCAGAGACTTTAACTTCCATCCCCCTGCCATCATGGGTATCTAAATCCGCACTGACCCCTTGCTCTGCGTTAACCGTCTCAACATCGCAAATATGATCGAAGTTCCACTTATCCGTTCTCGACCACTTCTCGCCAACTTCTTTCTTAAAGTAGTAGTTGCCTTTACCGTCCACAAAAAAGCAGTCTTCATCTTTGCTGTTGCTGACGTAGTAACCGGCTGGAACTGTTTGACCATCAGCCATTAACCCGTCGTCACCTTCAAAAACCCTGTTTCGCCGTGCATGGTCAACCCCACCGTGCGGCTACCCAGAGAGGTCACACCACCGCCAATAGGATTCCAAGCAAAAAGCCGACGACTCTCGGGAAGATTTGACTCAGGTCGAGCGTTCCTCAAGGCATCACCATCTCCTGTACGAATGCGGCCTAACTGCAATTGCGGCTGATCTTCATCCACCACGTCCTTGCCCACGCGCATACCCGTAGGTCTGCCGCCTTCATACTGCTCCACCATGTCTTTCAGCTTGTAGCGAAAGCCAGTGCGATCACAATAACCAAAGGCGTATTTACCGTTTGCGTAGCTCATGGGAATCGATACCCTCCAGGTGTAACCCGAAACGCAGCTTTCTCACGATCCGCGTCAGCGGCCAAGTTCCATTGCTCCTCATAATCCGCCTTCAACGCAGGCGCTCTATCGGAGGCTTCTGGACGCTTCAAACTCAACTGATAAGCCAATCCAGACACCAGAGACGGCAGATACCGAGACGGCATATCCATCTCGTTTGAACCCGGCGAGCCGGAATCTTCTATCCGCTGCATGTAGTAATAACCGAGCGTATAGGTCTCCACGCTGTCCGGCACCGGCCACAAGTTGATCGCAATCGCACCGGGATCTTTCTCAAGCCAGAACTGTAGCGGCTTCGCCTGCGTCAGTTTGTTGGACAGATGCGCATAGGCGCTGATCGAGACCCGCGTCAGCATCTGATCGAATTGAGTGCTGGTATCCCCCGAGTTGGTGCGGATATAGACCTCAATCACATCGAGAATATCGCTGGACAATGCATAACGCGAAGTCCCTGCGGTAATCGACGTGGTCCCCTCCTGTATGGTCCACAGGTTTAAGCCCCGGTTCTGCCATTCAAGCATTAACAGGTCAATGCTTCTCCGCGCAGTGCGATAGTCATAACCGCTGCGCAGCTCCAAACCCGCACGCTCAAACGATTCCTCGATCATGTCCGTCAGATCGAGGGTGAACGCATAAGTGCCGCTAGTTGCCATTTAGATGATTCGCCCCCGTGTTCTGCCTCGCCGCGCTTTCCCATCACCACGGGATTTGCGAACCCTGCCGCCGGCTTTAAGACCTTGAGATGATTCAGCAAGAAGCCCTTCCATGCGTAATCGATCCGCTTCTTCTTCAGCCAATCTACGCGCTTCTTCCTCTTCAAGCTCAACGTACTCTTTGCGATCACGGCCCAGCTTGCCCATCAGCCACTTATTGGCATACGGCCCCTTGCCTTTAGCAATGCCATACAAAGGGCTTAACGCCGCTAAGATATCGCTTTTTTTCCCCATTAACGCTTCGCCGCTTTCTTAGCCGGCGCTTTCTTTTGCGCGGGTTTTTTCGCCGGGGATAACGCCTTCACCGCAGCTTCAGCCTCTTTCTTGGTCATCAGTTCGCTGACAACCATAGGGTTGCCTGCGTCCGTCGTCACCACTTGATAGACCGGCTCACCGCTTGGAACCCTTACACCATTCTGAATGACTTTATATTTTGACATCAGACTAACTCGGATTCGCGTAGTGCTTTAACGCCCAGACTAGGACGCTGTAGGTATCACCGCTGGTGTGATCATTGGTCGTCAACAACAGATCGCCGTTAACGCCCGTACCCGCATTATTAGTAATGCCAGGCAAATCATTCATACCCATGCTGAAATCCCAGGTATCGCTCCAGTCCTTCGGCGCTTGGCAGATAAACACATTGCTGTCGGCATTCCATAACAACTGGAAGCCCATGCCCACGTTGCTGAACCAGATACGATTGAGCACCACCCGGTTGCAAGCCTGATCCGTGACAGCGTTAACTGTTAAAGCCGAGACATCAATCTTGGCAACCGCGCTTTCGCCCGTGCCATCGCTGATGTTGGTGAACTTCATCACCAGATTGCGACCGCCATCGTCAAGAATAGTCTGAGAAGTGACTGCATCAGCCATGTAACTTCTCCTTATTCAAATGGGGTAGCGAGGGTGCCATCACCATGTAAAAACGCCTCGCAATGCCACACCGCCGCGCTGGTAGCAACCAGACGGATAATTCCACCCACAAGCCAACCTTGTGCCGCCGTTCCCAAATCAATGGTGTCGTCGTCACTGGCATCAGGGATGAAGGTGTTGGTGTCGGTGGCAGTGGCTGGATCAAAGATCGTAGCAAAACCAGAGAACAGGTCGCTGGCATTGTCCGTATTGATCTGACCAGCACCCGTGAAGGTGGTGCCCACAATGAAGGTGTAGTTAATCCCTGCAGCCGCCGTAGGCAGTGTAACCACAATGCCTGCTGCTCTGTTCAGGGTATAAACCGTACCTGAGTCGGTCGATTCAACGCTCTTGGTCGCAGACGTAATGCTGCTGACGTTGGAATAAGCGGAAAGGTAACCAGTCGTGGTGATATTACCGCTGGTATCGATATCCAGATTGGTGGTAATCGCACCCGTCGTTGAGTTCTTGCTGATCTGCTCAAACCCACCTTCTGAACGGACTGGTCCATTGAATGTTGTGTTAGCCATTAAGATCTCCTGTCGTGGCTAGTGTCTGCCCATGTTTCACATGAAACATCGACAGTCAGGATAAAAAAGAAAGGGGCGGTTGCCCGCCCCCATCTGCCCTAGCTGGAGCCGGGCGATCCGTAGATTCCAAGCGGATCAGAGACACCGAAAGAGTAACGCTCGCGGGCCTTGTAGCGCACGTTACCTGTATCGAAGTCGCCGTCCATGCTGGTTTCCAGCGGAGTTCTCTCAAACATCTTCAAGCCATTCGGGATATCGGTGATGACAAAGAAGGCGTTCGTGTCAGTCAAATAATGATTGACAGCGTAGCCATCAGGTATCGCACCCATGTTACGAATCGCGTTGATGTCGTTATCAGCGGTTGCCACACGCTGCGTGGTTTCCAGCAGTCGATCTGCCGTAAACATTAACGCAGGCGGAACAATCAAACGACGCGGCTGTGCAGAGATAAGCAATCCACGCTCGTCGGTGAGACCGGCAATCGTGATGATCGCGTTCTCTAACGAGGTTTCATTCAAATCGGCTGCTGTCGAAGGCCGGTTGTCGTTCTTGCCACCAGAGACCAAGGGATGTCCGTCACCGCCGGTAACACCGTCGCCAGACGCCGTGAACAGGTTGACCCCGTCACCCGACTGGAAACTGTTGGTGAAACCATTGTTGAGCGGATTTGCCGCCTTGACCTGCTTCGTGTAGGCCATGGCTCGGGCAAGCGCCTTGGTATAGCGAGCCGAGAGTGAGTCATAGAGGTTGTCCTCCATAGCTTCCTCGGTAATCGCAAATCCCATAGCAATCGTCTGATGGTTGTATCGAGCCGTGAAAGCTTCCTGCGCCGCGTCATAACTGATCGCCGCACCCTCGTCTTTCACTGGAGCAGCTTCGAAGCCTGACAGCTTCACCTCTTCCTCAAAAGACCGTTCCGAAGACTCGGTCTCATAAAGCAGATTGTGCTCATCCTCGTACTTTTCGTACTCCAATCCGAACAAGGCATTCAAGCCCGGAAGGAGTTCTTTGAGCATTTGCGCTCTTGAAATAGCCATTTGCTAAAGCTCCTTCGCTTAAATACCAGTGGTATTGGTTAACTGATGCCCTACATTGAATTTCACAATGACATCAGTGTACGTGTCGCCAACCGTACTCGTCGGGCCATCGACAAAGTCGACAACCTTAACCGGCAGCGTGTTTGTGGTCGCGACTGTCGAGCCGTCAAAAGCATTCTTGCTGTTGCCGATAGTCGTTGAACCCGCCGTCTGAACGACGGCAGCATTCGCACCGAGAGCCGCTTGAGCAACGGTTTCATCGCTCTGCATCTTGAACAGTACCTCCGGGTCAACCAGGACGTAAGCTGCCGCATCGGAAGCCGATGTGGAAGCGGGCCATGTTTGATTGAAGGTCAACTGATTCGAGTTGGGATCGGTGTATTTGCATCCTAGAAAGATGCCAATGGGCGTCAAACTCGTGGTGCCGGCGTCTTTTTCAACCGTCCCAGCAGTCACTAATTTAACGAAATCCCCATTGAATATCGCGGTGCCGTAAGCACTAGCAATTTTGATGTGCTGAACTTTTCCCGTAAAGGAACCGCTCGCGCTCGTCGTATTGATAGGAACAGCACCATAAGGCGTGGCACTTGTTGCCATTTAAATTTCCTCCAATTCAGGAATATTTATGAGCCAACCAAGTAGTTAGCTCTTGCCAAAGGTGGTGCGCGAACTGCGCTCTGGTTGCATCAAAGGCATACGAGGATCGTTCTCACGCAGGTAGTTCCTATCCACCGACTCCATCTGTCGCTCGGCGACTTGTTGGAAATGCTCAGTGCGCCCCCGCATTTTTTCTTCAGGGGCTTTACACAGAAGCAATCCACCGACCTCGACGTTACCCTCGAAGTTGGAATTGATGTCGGATTGGATCATCAGCTCGGGATGGTCTTCAGACCTAACAGGCTCCCAACCTTCCCGAAACATCTGTGAAACATGCGTGTTATCAGATTCTCCCTTGATGCCGGTCCTGATCCATCGAAATACCCAGCCGTCCTGTGGGACGGGATCGGGCAAAATCGAGGCAGGAACCCAGCGATCACTGGGACGTTCCTCTTTTTCTCGTAACGTACTTTGACGTGGGATGCGCTCTTCATCAGACATTGCCAGTCTCCTTAGCAAGCTCGGCAGCATACTGTTGGGGGGTTATCCCAAGTTTCTTAGCGAGTGAAACTTGAGTGGACGTTAACTGCACTTTGCGTGGCCTTGCTCCATTATTCCTTGCGGAAGGAGCGACAACCGACGTAGCTCTCCGGGTCGTCGCAGGCGCGGGGAGTCCATCTCCGCTTTCATCCGACCAAGAGTAATCGGGGAAATGCTGACGCATTCCCGTATCGATGTACTGAAAATAATCCTCCGAATTCGGGACCAATTCATGGTCATTCAGCGCCTCCTCATGGAGGGCATAAGCCGCCGCGCTCATGACCTTTTCGGTAGGATCACCGAACCAGTCATTGCGTTCAGCCCACGCTGCCGCTTTCGGATCAGGTTGTACAGGCTGTTGTTGGGCCTGCTGTGCAGCCGCATACGCGGCTTGCTGCTGTTGCGCTACCTGCTGCTGATATGCCGCTTGTTGCTGCGCATACGCATTCGGGTCAGGTTGCTGCGGCAGGTTGCGTTCATAACGCTCTGCCTCATTTAATTCCGTCTGCGCCCGGAGTAAACCCTCTTGGGCTTCGACCACCTTATCGGTGTCACCCTCCTCATACGCCTGACGGTACGATGATTTAGCGCCCTCCAGAGAAAGTCGTGCTCGCTCCTTCACTTGCGAAATCAACGCGCCCTCACCCCGCTGGATGAGTGCCTCGTACTCCCGGTTTTTACCGGCCAACTGCTGGGCCACGTTGACCGCTTCTTCACGCATACGCTCCGCCGCTTCACGCTGGCGTCGCTCCTCATGCTGCTCGTAACGCAGCTTGTCGATGCGCTTACGGACTTTGTCGCTATATCCCTCCAGCTCTTCGTCAGCGATGTCACCATCACTGGCGTTCTCAGCGCGTGGAGGACGACGGTCCTCGGGCGGTCGGTCGTCTACAATCTCAATATCCAGATCAGAGGCTTCTTCAGCCTGATCCTGAGATTGCTGGCCTATCTGGGTGCGCACTCCGAAAAATTTATCTTCTGCGGATTGCGGTTCTTCTGCGCCGTCATTAACGGTGTTTTCTGCTTCGCTCATACCTTGACTATACCTCGCGGATCTTCGACCACGGCTTCAACGCTGTCGTCATTGATTAACCGAAATTCCTTTCCATGAACCGAAAAGCGTGTGCCAGAATAGGATCGCATTAGTATCCAATCCCCTTCTTGACAGTACGCCCCGGACGGGAAGCGTTTCGGATCGCTGTAAGCGTCTGCCCCTAATTTCAGGACAAAGCCGACAATCGATCCCACTTCCTCCGCATGCAACGTCTGCACGGCTTTTACGATGCCGCCTTCGGTTGCTTCGTCGGGTTCAGGGAGAGCAATCAGTATCTTGTACCCTTTCGGGTCGGGTAATTGCTGCGCATTGCGAGCGTCTTCGCCAATGGCTTCAAGCTCGTCTTCTACTGTTGCTAATGATTCTCTCATTAGGAATTACCTTGCACTGGAAAGTGGCGTCCAGAGTCGCCTGCACCGCACATGCGGAGTTTTATGCCTTCTCAAGCCGCTCCTGCAGGTCGAGAAGTTCCCGTTCTGCCAGCGCAAGTCCTTCAATGACTCCGCAGCAACGGGCGTATTCGCTGTAATCCTTGCAACCACCCGCACTCAGGTGATCGCTGGTCTCATTCATGATCCGCCGTAGCTGCTGGCGCAGGTACGACAGGGTGTTATCCGGCACGGCCTCGAAACGCTCGACCATGGCATCACTCACCCATTAATTCCTTGGCAATATCAACTCCAAGCTTGGCACCTTCGATTTCATCCTTGGAGGCAATCTTACGGCTCTCCAACTCATCCCTGGAGTTATCGGCTGCGATCTTAGCCCCCAGCTTGGCGCGTTCAATACGCTCCTGAAGGCTCATTTTCTCTCGATCTAGCTGGTCTTTACTTGCCAGCTTCTGCATGTCGAGGTTGATCTTCGCCATTTCCGCCTGCGCCTTGGCTTGAGCCTCTTGCTGCTTGATTTCTAGCTCTTGGCGCTGCATTTGCAGGATCGGATCTTCCGCCTCTTCCTGCTGTTTCTCCATTTCCGCTTCTTTTTGGTCTTTACCGAGCAATTGCGCCGCCGCAGGGGCCACAAGCTGGGATAAACGGTACTCAATGTCGTCAGGTAGCTGTTCTTCAGGCGGCGGCAGCGGTACACCCAGTTCTTTTTCGATTTCGCGGCGATATTGGAACGCCAAATGCTCGGAAATGTGGGCTGACATGGCCCCCTGCATCATTTGCGCGTTCGGACTCTGCTCCAACATGCCCTGAATCTTCGGATCTTCGATCAGCGACATGTGAGTCTGGATATGTGCCTCATGATCTTGATAAATAAAGGCTTTAACCGGCCCGCCGTTGATAATTGCCATGTTTTCGCTGACCGGATCGCTCGGATCGATGACTTCTTCGGACGGGACGATGTCTTCCGCGTCCTGAATGCCCAAAACGTCGAGCATTTGCCGGTGTAGGAGTGGTAAATCGTACATATCGGGCGCTTGTTGGGCTAATTGCAGTGCCGCTTGGTACTGCATGATGCGTTGCGCCATGGTCCCGGCGTTCGGATCGCTGACCGGGATGATATCGACGCGATCATCGAAGTCTTCTTGGGTGACTTCACCGTCTACCAGCTCATACGGGTACTCGGTGGGGCCAAAATCATGCACGATGCCCGACAAAATCCGTAATTCTTTGCGCATCGAGGCGTGCATTCGGGCCTGCACCGCGCTCATCACCTTCATTTGCCGCTCTAAGATGGCTAACGTGGTGCCAACCGGCGCTTCGGCGTTCATATCCGCCACTTTGACATCAGCGGCAGAGGCAAAACGGCGACCTTCTTCGACGATGTCGCCCATCATCTGGTAGAGCACGTTGCTTGGCTCTTTGTAAGGCAGGAACGAGATGTTGTCGCGGATGCTGCCACCCGGCACATCCACGTCGCGGAACTCGCCGGGCATAATCGGGGTGTCATCGCCCTTAATTCGCAGTCCCCGCGCCTTCAGTCCACCGGGGAGATTGCTCAAGGTGCCGGCATCGACAAGCTGTCGCAGCAGTGACGTGGCCGATTTCGCCAGACCGCCAATCATGTGGATCAAACCGAAGCCGTAGAACCCTAAACCGGGCAGGTACTGGTAGTGAACGAAGTGTTCACGCTTTATTTTCAGCTCGTCGTCTTCGTACCAGTTGCGCCGAATCGACAGAATGGTGCGTGATGACTTGTCAATACTGACAACGTAGGGCAATGCGATGCCCGTTTTCTCGCCGTTTTCAGTATCTTCAAACCCAGGCAAGTCCAGATCGACCTGAACCTCCAGGATCGTGTACCGGCTGTCCATGTCGTAGTTGGCGGAATCACCCGTCAACTCATTGTATTTGCGCTCAATCTCGCCCGTATGCGGGCTGGGAGAGGGCAGGTCCACGTCAAGATAGAACCCCGACACCTGCAGCTTGCGAACCTCATTCTTGCTGCGCTTCATGACGTGCGTGGCACGTTCGCAAGTGGTCAGATCGGCTGCGCCGTAACTGACAACAAAATCTTCTGCCGGGACAAACATCGAACAAGGACGACCCATGTTCGGGTCGTAATACACCTTGCGGAACGCGGAACCTGCCAACGGCAGGGAGAACAGCATTTTCTCGGTCTCGGAGCGGTATTCGCTCATCCGCTCCGTGATCAGGTAATTCAGGTAGTTTTTGACGCGATCCGCTTGTTCCTGCTTTTCCGGGGTCAATACCCCGACAATGGCCGTCTTCACCGGGCCGCTGGCGGGGAACAGCTCCTGAATCGCCTGCGCCTGAAAGCGCACCACGGATTCGGTTAATAGCGGATGGAACACCCCGCACGCGCCATCCCAGGGAATGGTGCGGTCTTCATGCTTGAGACCCAACAGGTCCAAGCCATTGATGTAGGTTTCCTCCCAGTCGCCGCGACTCTCACGGTCAGACTGGTAGGCCGAAACCAATTCCGAGGCTACCCCGCGAAGATCGGATTCCTCCATGTATTCCGCCAGATTGGCGTCATGGGGAACGTCACCCTCTCCCGCCTGTGGATCGAAATCGATCAACATGCCGCCGTCGGGGGTTTCCACCGACACCGACTCGGGATTGACGATCTCAATCTCCATGTCCGGTTCCTCGACCGCAAGCGGGCCTTGGCCTAATGGGCGATCTACAGCCATTGATTAAGTCGCAATCTAGCCATTTTTCCTGAAGATCTGCGGGCGTGCTGCCCCGCTACCACGGGCATAAGTGATGTCATGGCCGTTTTCGACCTTGCCACCCTTCTTATAAACGCGCTTCTTCTTGCCCGGTTTGCCGCCTTTACTGTCGTAATAGCTTGGCATCGATGCCTCCTTTACCAGCCTTTGCTGCGAATCAGGTCGTTATAGAAAGGGACTGAGCCGCCTTTCTTCATACCGGGGCAAATGCCTCGCATGGAAGTACGTCCGGGTTTATTCCCAGAC